GTTGAGTTTATTTACATTCCACTACGCTTGAAAAACACTGGCGAAATCGCAGGTCTATAATTTAAAGGAAGAATAACATGGCAATCGCAACATTAACAAGATTTACAGTACCCCTAGCTAGCGATCAAAGTGCTAGCTCACAGGGCATGTTAATGCCAAAACTAAGATATCGCTTTAGAGTGATGTTTGAAAATTTTGGCGTTTCAACACCAACTACAGAACTTACCAAGCAAGTCATGACTGCTGCTAAGCCAAACGTAGCATTTGCACCGCAAAAAATTGAGATCTACAACAGTACAATCAACTATGCAGGCAAGCACACTTGGCAACCAATGGCAATCAGCTTGCGTGATGACGTTACTGGTAACGTCAGCAAGTTAGTTGGCGAGCAGATGCAAAAGCAGTTTGACTTCTTTGAGCAAGCAAGTGCAGCTTCGGCTATTGACTATAAATTCAATCTACGTATTGAAGTTCTAGACGGTGGCAATGGTGCAAGCACTCCTAATGTTCTTGAGACATGGGAATGTTATGGATGCTATATTGTATCCGCTAACTATCAGTCTATGAGCTATGCAGAACAGACTCCTATGCAGATTGACCTGTCAATTCAGCCAGACAACTGCCTACAGATTCCAGACGGTGCTGGTATTGGTGCTCCTGTTACACGTACAACAGGTACAGCAGCTACAGGCCCAGGCGGCGGTATCTAAAACTAAGAAAAAGCAGCTCCGGCTGCTTTTTTTATAACTTATCATTATCTACCCAGTTTATCTGTATAGATAAATATTGTATGACTAGTAAATCCAGCGGACAATTTAATAACATAGGTGGCAAAGGCCTTGGCGACTATAAGCATGCCGCCAGGGTATTTGTTGATGGCGACTTTGCTCTAGCCCCTCGTCTAAAGTTCCAATACCACGTGCAGTTTAGCGGCAAAGGCTGCGGTGCTGATCTTAATGTGCTAGTTAAAAGTATAGACTTACCTAAGTTTCAAGTAACTAACGAAACAGTAAATCAATATAATAGAAAACGTGTTATACAAAGCACAATGACATACTTGCCAATAACTATTAAAATGCACGACGATAATTCTAACACTGTTAGAAAACTATGGGCAAGTTATTACAAATATTATTTTAGCGATACTAAGGCTGCTAAAAACGGACTATATAAAAAATCACCATTTGCACCAATGTCGTTTTATGGTTTAGAAAATGAACCAGTTAAACCTTTTTTAGATTTTATCAAAGTACATACATTTGCTAAAAGACAGTGGGTAGGGTATAAACTAATCAATCCTATAATTATCAGCTGGTCTCATGACACTATGAATTATTCTCAAAGCGATACTGCAGAACATACTATGACCATTGCCTATGAAGCAGTAGTATACGACGAAGGTAGTGCAGCGGCTGGGACACCATCTGGATTTGGTCAAGGAAGATATGATCAAACCCCTAGTCCATTAACCTTAGGTAGTCGTAGTATCATATCAGCAGTAGATGGCACCAGCGGGGTTCTTACAGGTGCAGAGCAAATACTAGGTAGTAATTTAAAACCAGCAGAATCTGATTCAATCAGCATAGCCGCAGCAAAAGCTGCTACCGAAAGTACCAACGTGTATACCAATGCAAAGCTATTGCCTAATACAACTTCGCCAGTAACACTGTCAGGAAATCGAGCTCCAGCAGGCGGCGGCACCTTATCAAGTTTCTCATTCCCTGTTGCAGAATCATCAGGAGGCCAAACTAAAGGCCTATCAAGAAATATAACACAAGAAAGATAATATGTTAGACAAAAATTCTAATCTTCCCTCTGATAACAAAAACACTGACGAAGTAAGAAATTTCTTTGATAAATTCTTCTTACATCAAATAACATTTCCTACTAATCAAATTGATGCGGTTGTTGGATTCTTTTCAAAGCGTGGGTTTGATGACAGTGCGGCCCGTAGTACTGCAATTGTATTGTTAAATCAAGCTAGATTAGAAAATGTAAATCCTTTTAAACTGTTAGATACTATTAAAGGTCTAACTGATGCACAACTAAGTCAAGTAGTTACAGAAGTTTTAAACGTCTACAGAGATCGCAGTTCAGCACTGGGATTTAAATTGACCACAGTAGAAGAAACTACTGAAAGCAGAAACATTAGGCAATGAGTCGTTTTGCACAGGGAAAATACACAGTAGTCAACCCAGACAAATATGTAGGAAATAGACCCCCAACATATCGTAGCTCATGGGAATGGCAATTCATGCGTTTCTGTGACACTGATACTCGTATACTAAAATGGGCCAGTGAAGCTGTTAAAATCCCCTATAAAGATCCCTTTACCGGACGTGGCACAGTGTATGTACCTGACTTTTTTATACAATATGCAGATGCTAAAGGGCAAATGCAAGTTGAACTAATTGAAGTTAAACCACAAAATCAAACACTGCAAGAAAAGGTTGGTAAAAATCGCAACAACCAACTACAGTACGCAAAGAATCAAATAAAATGGCGAGCAGCATACGAATGGTGTGCTAGACAAGGTATCAAGTTTAGAATACTTACTGAACAAGAGTTATTCCACCGTGGCGGAAAACGATAAGTATTATTATGAAAAAACTTGAAGAAATCTTAAATTTGCCTGAAAGCAAAAAGACTATCAAAAAAGCTGAGAAGGAAATGGCAGCAGAAATTGCACAACCATTTCTACGTGACATGAGTGAGTTTGACAAGATTGCGGCTGCACTACCTGCAGTTAAAGGACTTGGGGATGCTAGCGATGAAGAATTTGATGCACTAGCACAGCGAGCCACAGATGCTTATGACGACTTAATGGATTTAGGTATGAATGTAGAAGCACGATACAGTGGACGTATCTTTGAAGTAGCAGGCGGCATGTTGAAGAATGCTATTGATGCTAAAGCAGCTAAAATTGATAAGAAACTTAAGATGATTGAATTACAACTTAAGAAGCAAAAATTAGATTACGATGCTAATGCAGGAGATCAAGGAGTAGATGTTACTGGCTCTGGAGTTATTGTATCAGATCGCAATAGTTTGTTAGAAAAACTAAAAAATATGAATAAATAATACATTGGGATTACCTTTATGAAATCGTTTACAGAATACCTATTAGAAAGCAAAGAAGAGAAAAAATACTCTTTTAAAATTAAAATTGCCGGTGACCTTCCAGAAAACTGCGAAGATGTCATGGAAACAGCTTTGCAAAAATATCAAGTAGCTAAGTTTGCAAAAACTAAAACTACACCTATTCAAGCCAAACTTCGTGATTTTCCTACTATGGAAAATGCACAAGTCAGCATCTTTGATGTTGAACTAGAGTATCCAACTACCAGTGCTGTGTTAACAAGTTACATGTTAGAACAAACTGGGCTAACTGCAGAACGTATCAAAGTACGTAGTCCATTAGAAGATGCAGAAGCAGAATTAAATATTGAAAATTTAGAAAGTGATAACAAGGCATTGTTAACACAAGACTATCAAAAAGAAAATAATCAAAACACAGTAGGCGACAAAGGTGTTAGCAACTTCTTAAAAGATCTTGCTAAGATAAGAAAAGAGTCTACACAATATAAAGGTGTGAATGATGCTATCCTAGCAAAGAAAGCCCCTAAAGAAAAACCACAAGAACAAGCTAAACCTGTTGCTGGCAAAAGTCCAATTGGTTCTGCTAAAGGAAAATAATTATGAACTTTAACGAACTATTCCAGAAAATGAGAGAGCTTGACGCTCCTGTTGCAGAAGAATTAAAAGGCGGTCAGAAGAAATTAGATCAAGATAAAGATGGCGACATTGAAGCTGATGATCTAAAAGCTCTGCGTGATAAGAAAGTTGATGAAGAATTAGTTGACGAATGCGGTATGGATATGCCATCAATGAGCTCTCCTAAGCAACAAGATAATGTCACTATGAACATCAGCATGAACGGCAGTGGTGCTGGAGGCATCCGTGACTTAATGAACTTACTACGAGATCTTGAAGATGGACCTGAGGACGGCAGCAATGGCATGGACGATGAAATGGGCGTAATCATTGACAAGATGGCGGGCGATAAAGGTGACAGTGAAATGCCGTTAATTGGCATGGACGAAACAGAAGGTGGCGGCTTTGATCAAGCTAGTACAACTCCTAATCCGCAAACCGCACCAGTAGGCGCTGCGTTTCCAACAGGTAACGACATTTCAAGCCATGGCGGAAATGAAAGACCTAAAGTAAATGGCGGCGGTAATCCTTACGCAATGGCTGCTGAAGGGTTAATTCCAAGACTTAGCTCCTTGTATCAAGAAGTAAAAAGTCGTTAATCAGCTATAAGCTACTCAAAGAGGCCCTGGTGGCCTCTTTTTTATTGTAAATAACAGATGGCAACAAAATCATTAGATGGCGTCTTAACCAAAAAAGCGCATACACGAGAAACCTTCACTGAACGACACATTGAAGATTTAATCGCATGTTCAGATCCTAATACTGGATATCATTATTTTTGTAAGAACTATTTTTACATACAGCATCCAGTCAAAGGTAAAATGCTGTTTGAGCCATTTGAGTTTCAAACAAGACTATTAGATGCATATCATAATCACAGGTTTAATGTAAACATGTTACCGCGTCAGATGGGTAAAACTACCTGTGCTGCAGGATACCTATTATGGTTTGCCATGTTCCATCCTGATCAAACTATTCTTATTTCAGCGCACAAATTTACAGGCTCGCAGGAAATTATGCAACGTATTCGTTACGCTTATGAATTATGTCCTGACCATATACGTTCAGGTGTCGTTAACTACAACAAAGGAAGTATTGAATTTGATAATGGATCACGTATTGTCTCTACAACTACTACTGGCAACACAGGTCGTGGTATGTCTATTTCCCTACTATACTGTGACGAGTTTGCTTTCGTACCTCCAAACATCGCAGACGAATTTTGGACTTCAATTTCCCCGACACTAGCAACTGGTGGTAGAGCAATTCTAACATCAACACCTAACAGTGATGAAGATACATTTGCTATCATATGGAAAGAAGCTAATAAGAAATTTGACGAGTTTGGCAACGAACAAGAAATAGGCGTTAACGGATTCTTTCCTTTTACCTGTGCATGGAGCGAACATCCAGACCGCGATGACGTATGGGCAACAACTGAACGTGGCCGCATTGGCGAAGAACGTTTTCGTCGTGAATACAACTGCGAGTTCTTAGTCTACGACGAAACACTGATCAACAGTATTCATCTTGCTGGAATGGAAGGTGCTAAACCTCTAATGCAGATGGGCCAAACACGTTGGTATAAAGAACCAAACAAAGATAACATCTATGCAGTTAGTTTAGATCCTAGCCTGGGAACAGGAGGAAACTCTG